AATTTTGAAACGCTGCATTACCGTTTGCTTGCGTTTTAATTTGGAGCTTAGCCAAAGGATTGTTTGTCCCAATACCAACGTTGCCTGATGAGTCGATGCGCATACGTTCTGCAAAAGAACCAGCAGAGTTTCTAGTGCCAAACACCATGTACCCTTCGTGCGTAGTGTGATTTGTGTTAAATCCAAAGATGCCAGAAGATGCCGATGATGCTGAGTCAGCAAATATCAGTGAGCTTTGGTTTCCGTTTGTGGCGTTAGTGTTTTGTATCTTAATTAATGCTCCACCATTAACAGAATCAGTTGATGCGCTTGGGTGTGCAAAATTGCATATTACCTGATCAGACGATGAGAGAACATCAAGAGACACACTAGGCGAACTCGTCCCAATACCAACTTTGCCTGATTTCAATCTCATTATCTCAGAACCACTACCATTTAAAACTAAATCATTAGTTGGTTGTATAAATAAAGAACCTGCACTTTGTATGTAGTTTAGAGATGCTCCTGTAAAAGCTACTCTATCAGCAGTTGCGGGAATAGAGGTTGTTTCTGTTCCATCACTAACAGTCAGCCCATCAGCAGTCACTGTGCCAGTTACGTCTAAAGATGTAAGGCTTCCAAGTGACGTAATGTTAGCTTGTGCTGCAGTCGTTAATGTACCCGCAATATTTGTAAATGTACCAGCCGCAGCTGATGCTCCGCCAATGACTGTGCCATCAATCGTACCAGAATTAATATCAATACCCGTGACAGGTGTTGTCCCGTCTAGCAGGTTATCAACGCTATCTAAGTTGGTGTTTATCTTTGTACCCCAAGTATCCTCGGACGCGCCAACTTCTGGCTTCACTAAGCTATATGTCGTTGTTGTAGTATCAGCCATGTTAATCTCCTATGCGGCGTTAGCCTTATGCGGCGTTAGACCAAGTTTCACTGGTTGCCGATGCAGTTGTCCATTCCTTCGATGTCGGGGGAGTGGCAGACCAATCATCGGCTGCGTTGGATACATCTTGCCACGTTTCGGGTGTCTTTTCAAGTGGTGTCCATGTTTCAGGCGTATTTTGTTCAACTTCCCACTTCTCAATTGCTCGGCATGTCGTAGACAATGCCGTTGCAATTGCTGACGCGGAGAACTGCACCCTGTTAAATGTAGCAGTTGTGCTTAGTGCTGTATTGATTTGCGATGCACCGCTAAATACAACAACTGCGTTTGATGATGTGCTAGATGATGATGTTATATTTGATATTGCATGTCTTACACGCACCATATCTGAGCTGGTTGCGGATGTTGTTGTAATTGCACTGCTTGAGTTACGTGTTCTTGCACCTACAGCAGATGTGGATGAGCTGGCAGATATTGCTGATGCAACTTCACGAACACGCTCGGCAGAACCAGACGTTGTTGATGATGTTGTGCTACTTGCAGATGCTTCACGTACTCTTTGCGCTTGCGTAGCAGTCGTGGATACTGTGATTATGTCAGATGCACTTAATCTAACGCGCACTGAAGCTGACGCTGTAGACGCAACTGTGATAATTGTGCCAGCGCCTTCCGTGACAAAGCCATCTAGCCCAAAATTATATGAGCCATATGCACTTCGTCCATATCCACTACGATATTCAGCCATTAGTCTAGGGTAATATCAAGATCGCCTGATGGTAAGCGGAAAACATCACCTGTATCAATTGTTTTGCTTGTGGTTAATGCAGCATACGCAATTAAATTGCCACCAGATGAAGCATCAAACACGCCAACGTGTGTAACTGTGCCATACCCTGCTGTAGCTGTGTCCCACTCGATAGCTGCGTTATTTGACGCTGTATTTCCTGATATTGTGAATGTTACAGCTTTACGACCATATCCACCGCCAGAAACTTCTGTGCCACCGCCAGTATCATCTGGTGCGCCAGTGTATAATGCTATGTGCCACGCTGTGGGGCGTGTTGCGCTACCTGTTGTAAACACCCACGTTAGAACTGTTGTCTCGAATGTATTAGAAAAACTCATTTTAATATGCCCTTATTTTCATACGACGACCAGAACCGCCAAATTTAGCTTTTTCGCTTGCTCGATTTATAGCATCAATTGCATTTTGGTACAAAGCTGCCCATACTTGTATTCTAGCGTCATCTTTTAGGTATGGCGCAGAATGTATCAGTGAGCCATATAAATATGCGTCAGGATAATGCTCTAATATCCAATTTGACGTGTTACTATCAGATAATGCGTCTGTTTTGCCAAAATAATACAATTCTGACGTGTATGTGCCATCTGGAACTGGATAAACTTCTAATTCACCTGCTGTAACTGCGTAATATGCTGGTTGCCCGCTAGTGTTTAGGTTTCTAAACTTGCGATCAAGCATTTCTGCTTGCGATATTAGCTCAAGTGGGCGTGTATCTCCGCTTGTTATGTAAAATCGTATAACTTCGAGCATATCTGCGGGTATTGCGCTATATTGCGTGTCAATCTCGGCTGTGCTGCGCTTTTCTTGCCGCCAATGACGGATTTGCCTGTTTAAATCTGCTTCTGCGAGTGAGACAAACGTGGAAGACACAGATGTTAGGTCATCTCTATTCAGAAAATCTGCAATATTTGTCTTTAATTCTGCATATGTTGTAATTGGCATTAGTTAACTCTCAGTTTATTTCTGTATAACATATTTATTGGCGAGATAGTAGCCCACGCTCTAACTCTTGTTGTTTTTTATATTCTTGCATAGCGGTCAATACACCCGGTGCTAATAATACAGCAGCAGTTAAATTTTTTAAATGTTTAAATTCTGGATCAAACCTTGCAAATTGAGAACGCACTAAATTAGGGGATAATCTAACATCTACATTTGAAGGATTTGATAAATCTTTCATATACTGCCTTTGTAAATCTCGCTCTTGCTCTTTTGTGTAACCTATGTTCTTAAATTGACTAGAGTTGATTCCCGGGCCTGTGTCTTTTATGTTTTTAAACTGGACACCACTCCGCCCTTCTTTTCTAGCAGCATTTTCAATTTCTCTTGTTGAAATTTTTTGGCCTTCCGCCCAATCAAGCCAACTTTGAACTGAAGGGTCTTTTATGTCATTTATATTCATCTTGTGCCAATCTGCACCAGCACCTTCAACAATTGTGTCGCCAAATTTACTTCCAAGGCGCAAGGGATAAATCTGACCATCACTAATACCTCTTGCATAAGTGCTGGCTAAAGTTGGGTTATCTGTTGAAAAAACATTTCCTTCAAATCCTTGTATATCCGCGTTTGTTCCATGAAACCCTTTTCTTGGGTTCATTTCATCTGCACGCGCCATCCTTGATGATACATCCATTGGTATTGGCGTGTTTTTAAACATATACTGATCGTCAACCGCATTCATCATTTTTTCAGTTACATCGCGCGCGTTACCTGATGCACGCATTTCTAAAACCTTTTTAGCCATTGCTTCAGCTTCATTTCGGGGGTTTGGTAATGATGGGGAAGGTTGAATTATTTCCGCGCTAGGCAAATCAAGAAAATCATCTTTATTAACATATGCCTCAATGTAATCTTGGCCGCGTAGCTTAGCAGCCTCAAACCTATGACTTCCATCAGCAATCATAGCTAAACCATCTTCGTAAGACATAATTTCAATTGGAGGAATTTTAGTGTCTTTTTCAGAATACTCTTTAATCAACTTACGAGAGCTAGGCCGCGTAAGTTTTCCGCCGGGCATGGCACTTTCTCCATGCTCAACGTCCTTTACTGGAATGCGAACTAATACCTGATTGCCGCGCTTTTCATTTGGGATGTCTCGCCTCACCTTCAGATTACCACCCATTGAACCCATCATTGACGGATCAACTTCAATCCGTTTAGCTGTATCAAGTAATCCTCTTGCGCCCTTCTTAATGCCAGCAGCCATAGCGTCGCCAAGGCCGGGAACTAATCCAACGAGAGCTGCGCCGCCTAGAGCTGCCACCATTGCATAATTAGGGTCTGGCTTTTGCAACTCGTCGTAAACTTCTTTAGCTGCCATAGCGTCGCCAATGATAGGCGTGGCTTCAGCTACAAATCTTGCGGCGTCCATTGGGGTAAAGCTCATTGGCTCTACTGCAAGTCGCTGACCCTCTTGGGCGTAGCCTGCATAATTATTTTGATCTAGTAAGCCCATTAGTCAAGAAAACTTTCCGCCATACTTATTGTATTAAAAGCTCTAGCCAATGCAGCTAATCCGTCAGGCTGTGACATGCTATAAGAATAATTTTGTGGGTCTCTATTATACATATCTGTCAGATATTTAACAAAACCCTGCTTGTTTGGCATTGCCATATCTTGCAATTGAAGCATGTCTTCATATGGAAGCAAACTGGTAAAAGGAGAAATATCTGAGTTAGGCGCTGGGCTTGGCCTTAGTGGCGCTGGGCTAGTCTCAAGCAATCCAAGCTTACGCGCTACTTTATCAGGCGCGTCAGTCATCTTTGACAGCAAGCCATCTTTGACAGGATCATTGCCAGCAAAGTTAGCTTGGCCTAGCGTGCCGTAATATGTTTTGTCGCCAATATTTTCTACAGGTTTGCCGCCAGTAGTCATAAGCTGACCATTAACATATTCCATCTCATCGCCGGGCGTTAAGACATTAGCCAAAAACTCAGTAATGCTGTTTCTATCACTTGCACCTTTATCTAGCGAGTTAAGAAAACTTAAAAATTTATTCTGTGCCATAATCCTAGCCTATTTGGTATCTTGCCTAAACTTATCACAATTCATTCACATTAGCTAGTACAACACGCATTCTATCTGATAGCTTCCACGTTCCAGCTCTCCAGCGTGCAGCAAATTGAGCATCTTCCAACGTCAAACCAAGGCTCATGTAACGCTTAATCCATTTGGTCATTAATAAATTTTTCATCTTAGGTGACAAATTGTCAAATTTTTTTTTATTCATGCAATGCCTTTAAGGTTTCGCTTGATAGACCTATTCCAGCTCATACTTGCGCCAGATAGGGCTGTGGCTGCGTCTGATGCCATAGTTAAACATAATGCATCCGCCAAGTCAGGCGATTTTAGCCCACGCTTG